CCCAGAGGCTTCTCTAAGCCGCATGAGGAGCATTTCTTGGTGCACATGGTAGTTTGTATTAAAAGGGATTAGAGGCCCCTTGTAGGGCCTCCTAGGGGCCTTAGGAAGCGGATCCGCCTCCACCACCACCACCGGATGCAGCGCCTCCACCGCCAGCAGTAGCGGTAGAAGTTCCACCAGTGTTAGGTGTGGATCCGTATTGGGCTGTACCGAGGTTCCAGCCGCCTACTTTCTCACCAGTATCAAGACCACCAGTACCAGACAGGTTAGAATTCACCTTGTTGGCTGTAGCGATCTGTTCTGTGTAGGTAGGACCAAATCCAGCTGAGTATTGCTCCTGGCCCTGTGGAATCTTCCAAGCATTGGCTTCAGACGATCCAGGCTTGTAGTAGCTATCAGAGATACGAAGCTTATCCAGGGCCTTCTCGTTGAAGTACTGGGCAAAGTTGTATCCCTTGTAGTTGTAGTCGCTGTAGGTGGCCTGCTGGGCTTCAGAGCGGGCATCCAGAGTGGACTGCCAGGACTCCTGTTGCTGCTTACCAAGATCCTTGAAGAAGTCCAGGCCCTGCTTGAAGGCAGTAGCTGTGTTGTTGGTTACGTTGCCGTAGCCGCCCTTCTTGGCTATCTGCATCACATTCTCCTGGATGCCAAACTTGGACAGGACGTTTGTGAGACCAGTCTTCTTCAGGTACTTCCAGCCTTTCTTGAGTTGCTTCTTGTTGACTTGATCGAAGTTCCCGTTTTGCACATTGTACACAGTTTCAAGTGCACGAGCGGCCCGCTTGTCCAGCTTGGACATTAGTCTTGCATTTTTTTCCTCGTTTGCACCGAACACAGTACCAATACTGGCGTTATCACCGAACTTCTTACCCAGCTTCTGAATCCACTTACCACTAAAGATGGGAGACAGTGCTTCAGCTGGTTGGGGCTTTGGGGTTTGCGGCCCCGTTTTAGGCGCATTGAGGAACCGCTGATATACTGTTTCACCGGAGGATGTACGGCGGTCCAAATGGGGCGTAGAGGGCCGGAAATAGTTGTCTGTGAAGTGTTTGGCTGCCTGGCCCACAGAAGTGAACTTAGGCAGGTTCTCGAGGCTCCTAGTCCAGCCTATGAGGCTCTTACCAGGTGCAGGGTCATGCTTGCCCATGTACTCCTCGACGAAGTACCGGAATTGGAATTGAGCACTGTTCGGATCAATTCCCTGACTGATAGCCTGTTGCCTGGCCTTGTCATATGGTCCACGGCGTGAATGACTGTACTGGGAGAGGCCACGTCCGGCATTGTTGTTACCAACTTCAACCACATCTAGGTTGGCCAGATCTTCATTACCAGTTTCAACCATCCAAGAGCCAATGAGACCAGCAGCAGCGTACGGAGACAGCCGCTTTATTTTGCCCTGGGAGAGGCTCTCAATTTCATCCCCTGTTAGCGCGTTGTAGAAGTAACTAATGTTGTCGGACATAATTTAGAATTCAGATTCAGGCTGTGGAATGAGCTCCACAGCTTCGCTCCAGGGGAGTACTTCCACCTGGTCGAATAGGTCAGGGGGCAGCTGGGCAAAACCATCTGCATAAAGCCCCTTAGGTCCAACCTCAGTAAGTAGGTCTGCACACAGCAGGTAGCGCCCATCAGTTAGGTCTACTGGACCAGTGCGGTGCCTAGAGTTGGGACGCTCACCCTCAACTTGGGCAAGGATACCACGAAGGCTGTTGTTAAAGATCAAGGCATACTCCTTCAGCTCGGCATCAGTCATTGAGCCGGCCATAGGCAGTAGTTCAGTTAGGTTCATACGATGGCTGCTCCGATAGCTGTGATTAGGTTAGACACGCGGGTGTCAAGGGCGGCGAGATCGAGGGATTCTCCGATGCTGTAGAAGGCAAGGCGGGCGTTTGAGAAAGAAATAGCAGATCCGTTACGGTTGGAGGCAAAAACAAAACTCGTCAAAGTTGTTGACACACCAGAAGGTGCGGATATTGTGCTTGTTGTCAATGCTGTTCGTGCATCAAATGTTGAAGAGTTATCTCTTGAAGCACCTTTAAATCCAACTCCAAGAGAGCCTGCACCGCCGAGATACACATTTGGAAGGGTGCCAGAGATTACCCGTGTTTCGTTAGTACTAGTACTAAAGTAAATGAGATAGCGCTGCGTAGATAGATCATCAGACGCTACAAATACACTACCTAATGTTGGATTGTTTCTAAGATAAACTGCTTGGTGGTAGTCAGTTGGAGATGTGGCAGTAGGGGTGCGATTGCTATCCAAATACTTCGTGCTACCATCACCAATTAGACCAGTCTTTCGGTCATAATCCCCAGAGACAAAATTAAAGTTAGTAGGAGCACCACCCACTAGCGGCACTAACGCTCCATCAAGCGTCCTAGCACCAGCAAGGATGCAACACGCCTTGATTGCATCCCAAATACCATCCTCCTTACAGCCGATAAAGAAGTCGTTATATGCAGCCTGGACGCCAGCTTCAAGCGCCTGACCGTCAGCAGCTTCAACAGCAGCAATGTAGGCAATAGCGTCAGGGTCAAGGTCAGGGTCAGTATGACCACCGTAGATCCTACCTATGCTTGACCTGTAACTGAATCTGTTGTCAAATGTCCATGTTCCTAGTGATGTTCTTTGAGCGAGCCTTTCATCAAGTGTACTCATTTATTTAAGGGGTTATGGGAAGGGGGCCGAAGCCCCCACTAAGATCAGTTCTCGACAGAGGTGGCGTAGCCAGTGCTGTCAACTGTAGTAACGCGGTTGCGGGCCACGCAGTCGTTCAAGAATCCGAGAACGGTACGAATGTCATCAGCAGTGGACACAAGGCCAAGAGCTGTGACAGCAGTTGCGTCAAGGGGGATCTCACCATAGGGGTTGGCGAGAAATGCAGTGCGAACGTTAGTAATAGTCATCGTGGGTACTTAGTGAGATGTAGAACAATCGTGTTGATGCAGTGCTCAACTAGCTGAGCTTCTATAGGCATTATGCTAGGCTTAATAAGAAAGTTTCGACCTGCATGGATCCCTTTGCTTGGTTGCAGGAGCGACATGCGGTCGCGCAGTTCTCAGCGTTTGTTGGTCCACCCTTCGATCTAGGGCGGACATGATCAATTGTTAGGTTGCGGTTACAACCACAGTAGACACACCGGTGCCCATCTCTTTCGAATATCGCATTTCGCCACATCCTCTTAGCATCGCTGCTTTTGAGGACAACCATGTTGTAGAGATAGTCACCGGGGGTTTGCATGATTACTTTTTGGTAGATTTGCCATTGGAACCTTGCCGAGCGCGGTTTTTCTTTGGAGATTCGGCTACGATACGCCCACTCTTTGTATGGGACATGTCTTTACCTCCTTTTCCATAGACACCACGCTTGCGACGCTCCTTGTTGAGCTCGGCACGGTATTTGCGGTTCTTAGCTGTTTTGTTGCGCTTACGCTGGGCAGCGTTCTTCTTCTTCCTGGCTTCGGGGTTCGAGCGGTAGTATCTCGCACTCCGGCCAGGGTTATTCGATTTTTTAGGGGCCATCAGTCGATCTCAGCTTGAACTTCATCAAAGGTCAGCTCTGGGATGAGCCCAACAAGTCCAGCAAGTGGGCTGTTCTCCACAGGGACTCCAGTGATGTCGTTAGCTTTCAACCAATCCACTGCAGCTCGGAGATCTGCGGTAGATGCTTGGCCTGATTCGATGCGAGAAATGAACTCGCCTGTCACCAGACCATGGAGGAACTCAAACTGCTCCTCTGTACCCATCTTGCTAGCCATGTTCAGTCATCCAGTGCTTTGAGGTCGTTCAGCAGCTCTTCCACGCGCTCGCGGATAGCCACCACTTTGTCGTCCTCTGTACGGTTAGGGCGCTGTGTGTCGATCAGGTTCTTAACGAGCTGAGCGATGCTGTTCTCCTTGAGCTTGGACACGCCAATAACTTCAGAGACAATGAAGGCTGCCAGGAAGCCCAGGGCTTCATAGGTCAGCTTGACGCCAAGAATTTCAATCATTGTAGTTACAACGTAGTTGGTTGATTTTCCTTTGATCCTCGAAGACGTGAGCGTCTAGCTTCTCTTCCATGCGATCAAGGGTTTTGAAGAGCCCATTGATAGTCCTGTTTAGCTCTTCTTTTGTTACATAGGTTTCTGCGATCTTCAGCTCGAGCTTCAGGACATCTGACTCGACTGAATCCAGTTTCTTCAGTGTGAAGGTAAAGCCACCCAGAAGTGCTGAGAGGCAGATACCAATTAGATACTCAGGCATTGTCAGGGTCTACAGGTCATGTACCACCCAGTACCAGGACCGTCGATTTCCCAGCGTTGCAGCCAGTTCTTGTAGGAGTAATGGATGTACTCACCCTTGGTGTAGTTAACATAGCCACCATGGACTAGATCTGCTTCACCAGATGGATCGTGAACAAGGAATCCAGTGTCGTCGTACCCAACGATCACAGACCAATGGCCACCCCCTGTAGGCGCGCTTACACGCCCCTTGTGGATCCAACCTACTGCTACTGGGTAACCTTTATCGATCTCGGCTCTTAGGCGCTCTGCGGTGCCGTTGGTAAGAAAAAATGGATGGAGGCCCAGGCGGCTAAGAGCACCGAGCTGAGCAGTGGAGCTGGTAGTATCCCCGTAGTGCTGACGGATAAGGTTGTACTCATCGTCGGTCTTGACCTTGCCCAGGTAAGCCGCCAGCATGGCACAGGAGGAGCTGAAGCACTCCCTGTATCCAGTGCCACTCTTGTTATCGTATTGGTAGAAATATGGTACGTTAAGGCGTTTCATCAGGTTCTGGGTGCGGTGGGGGTACATCGGGGATAAAGGGGACCCAGGGATCGGGGGCTACAAAGTAGTCACCGGGGATCTCGATGTGCTTCTTGGGGCCGTTACCGCGTACCTTCGCAGGCTTAGGTAGCCCACGCTTCCTGGCCTTCTTGTGGAAATCATCAGAGGGGAAGGAGATCTTCGGATACCGTTTACGCATCTCGAACTTGTTGATGACCTCCCCAGTTTCGAGGTTAAAGAACATTAGGTTGCGTCGTAATCGAAGTAGTTTATTGTTGGTGCTGCCATGGCGACTCCAGTGGCTGCAGGAGATTGCACTGTTGCGGCTGATGGGGCGCTCATGGAAAACGTCTGGGTCCCTTGATCGGCAAAGCCAGTGTACCGGACCATTGCAGTGCTCGGGGCAGCAGCAGTGACCCCACCACTAGCAAATGCCAGACCCAAGATGAGTGAACTATAGTGCAGGCGCATTACGTGCATCTCTTGGGAATTTCTATAGGCCATGATCACGTGCTCATTGGAGGCCGCATCTGGATACGTGTACCATAACACAGGAACACCACTGTACTTGTACTGCCACTGAGCTATGTCTGTGACGTAGTAATCGTCAGAGATCACAAGTATATGGTCAGTACCTAGGGTAAAGTTGGCATGTACCCACAGACCTTGGAAGGAGCTGTAAGCATCTGGTAGGTGTACTGCACCATAGTTTGTCACAGTGTTTGTGTTGTACCCAAACGAGTAGGCGTTACCACTATTACGGACAACGGGTGTGCCCCAGGGATCAGCTACTGAGGCAAACGCAACAGTGTAGTAGGATCCACCAACGATCTCCCTAAAGCAGTTTGTTGCTGTACCTCCACCAAATGAGTAGCCAGCTGAGAGTGCAACACTACTTGGACCAGTGCGGTAGAACAGGGAATTAGTTTGAGCACCTGGCAGGAAAGTAGCCCCATCACAGGTACCAGCGGCTAAATGAACGGAGTTCCAATCACTTATGGTTC